TAATTTCTTACTCAAATTGTTATTTGTGGTATTCAAATCACTATACAATTGAGTGTACTTATCCATCAAAGCCTTCCCCTGCGCCGCCGATAAAGGTAAGCTGGAATTGTCCGTCACGCAGTTGTTAACAATATGGCCAATTAAGCAAGCCCCTTTAAATGCAGCCTTGATATTTGATAAGAGTGTCCCCAGCTTTCCTTTCGATTTGATCTGATCGATTGCATCCGTTGCTGACGGAACTGCGGTTGATCCAGTATAGTCTTCAAATGTCGGCGTATCCAGATTTTTCAGTGCTTCATCTGCCAGATCCCAGTTTTTATTCTGATCCGCCACGTCATAGAAATCACTTTCATCTGGCTTTTTAAATCCATAATTTGTTGTGTTAGTTGCCATTCGGTAAATCTCCTTTCGTAATCTGATCATGAGTCAGCTGCCCAAGTTCGATATGCTGATAAGTCCCCATCTCCATGATTCTGGTCTTCAAGTGTCCATTTCGAATCTTATAATGAGTAAATGCAGCAAGCTGTTCATGCGTGAAGGTTCCAACAGCTCCATAGGTGTTGAAAATATACTCATACAATATCCTGATATGGCATGGAATCGCTTCTTCGATACTCTCTTTGATGTCTTTAATGTTCCCAGGAATTCCCGATGTTCCCGTAAACCGAACCGTTGCTCTGTATTTCGGGTTATCCTCTTTTATCTCTACCGCTGCATTGGTATAACTTTCTGCGATATTCCGGATCAGTGCCACCAATGTGGTCGCGGCCCCTGCCGCTTTTGCTGAAATTTTTTCTCTCCGGCAACGATCTGATTTTCCTGCATCAGGGATAATTCCGAATATTCTCTCATGTCTTGAGAGCAATCCTTTTCCCGTAGCACTTGTCCAATATATCTCCTTTAAGGTATTTGCAAGGCCATCTTCCAAGTTATCCGACTCCTGCGATAGATTTCCCTGAATCTCCTGCATCGTTTTGTTATCATCGTAATAATCTGGTAAGACCTCAATCAGCCGCAATTGTATGCACCTCCTCCAGACTTACCGTACCCATCGCAGGAATTTCTTTCTCTCCTACTATGATATTGCCGGTGGAATTATTAAGCCTTAAATCATCGTAATCCTGGACTCCTTCAATATTGAGAAGAAGACTTCCGATTTTCGCATAGCTGACACGATACTCCACAAAAACCAACGATTTCAAATACTCCGTGAACTGGCTCTTGAACATAGCAAGCACATCATCCAACGTTTTTGTTCCATCCAGAATCACATTCGCTGACACATTGACAGACCTCATTGTCGGACTTGAGACCGTGACCGTTGCTCCGATCGGACGAACCGTTTCTATATAATCTCGCACGGCAGGCTCCAACGAAGGGTTTCTCGCCTTGTCTACATCTACAATCAGTACTGTTAATGTCCCATCTCCAGAATCAAGAGGAAATACTTTCGCATCTCCGACGCCAGGGACTTCAAGAGCCCACTGTCTGTAATGATGTTTATTTCCCGATGTCGCTGGATTCCGTACCTTCTCATAGAAACGTTCTCTCAGCGCTTCATCTGCCTCTTCATCGGCTCCATCAGTAATAATGTCCATCAGTTCTGCGGTCACATTCGAAACTGCTGATAGCGGCTCCAAAGAGCCCGAATATGTATTTCCGATCTTCCCTGCTGTCTCGCATTCTGCCTCATAGACATTTTCATCTATCCGACCGATTATCCGATATGCCACATCACTGATCATCCATCTTGTCCCGATTGCAACATCTCCGGATGTTACGATTTTCCGAACTGCCGGGCTTGCAACTTTTCTATTCACTCCATATCCGCTAACGGCACGGTCCAGATACTCTCCGACCGCTGTGTCCGGGAAAACAAGGTCAACAAAGTTACTCAGCTGAAAATACTGATCTGCCAGAAAATACGCCGCCGGGGCAAGGGCATCATAAATCACACTGCCCTCTCGTTTGTCCACATCGTTAGAGACACGATTGAGCATACCTTGAAGGATATTTTCATACGTCTTATCTTCAAACATTCACCTCAACTCCTTCCCGTAACTGACCAAATATGCTCGACACATCAAAAGAACATACGCAGGTGATTCCCTTAAACTCAAACAAAAAGCCAGACACATCGCTGATCCTGTCGTCCTGCAGCAGTGTCTCCCGGATCATCCGCTGCATCTCAGCCCGAATATACTCCTGATCCTGTCCGATCAGGTCCCGCCAGTTCACTCCATAATTGAAGCTGTAGATCGGATATTCAAACTGCTGCGTCGAGAGTCGTTTCCGGATTGCCTGCCCCAGTGCCTCCAGATCATTTACCATTCCACGAATACAGGTGCCTGAGTCGTTGTAGCTCCGATTTGAAAATGTCTGTTTCTGAATTCTGGTATCTGATGTCAAAGCCATTACTTCAGCGCCTCCTCTTTTATTTCCTCCTTGAAGGCCAGACGCCGTTCAATGATCTCCAATACGTAAAATTCCTCCCAACCGGTTCCCGCAATCATGCGGACCTTATCTCCTGTCCTCAGCTGCGCTTTCATGTTTCCAGAAAGCTGTGCCGCTGGGATCTTGAACTTCTCATTCACCCGAACCCCGGATCCGTCATAGGTACCCACAATTATCGCGGGTAGTTTCTGATTGTTCAGAAATGCACTCATCACTTTCTTCAGTTCTTCCGTCAGCATCATTGGGCGATCACCTCCAGTTCCATTGTGTGCGTCGGCAAATATTTGTGTGTTACTTCTTTTACGATCACACGCCGGTACAGTTCGATATCTGCAATGCTGCCATAAATACTGCATCCAGCTCTCACAGAATGATCCCCGATACAGGACAGCTTTATCGTTTCTTTCTCATGGTTATATAGCTGTAGAAGCTTCTTCGCCTTCTCCTGAAGCTTTCCCGTGTCAGCACTCTTATCCGAAACATGCTCATAATACTGCAGGTTTCCGTATCGATTTACTGAATCCTGATCTGCAGCCTGAGTGGTCTGCGCCTTTCCGTTCTTCTCATCCATCCAGGAGATCTTCACCACATTGTAAAATTCATCATCGATGGACTTCTCCCAGCTGTATCCATATGCTAGGGAATCATCACCAAGTACCAAAGGGAGCTGAAGGTCCCGGAGGTTATCCAACCGGATTTTTCCGTAAACGTCCGCCAAACGATACCATTCTCCCTGCGGATTATCCGCAGTTTTTGTATTAAGAAGGGTATCTCCGATCAGTCCATAGATCACATCAATCCATGTGTCTTGGTACTTTACTTTATCCTTTGGAACTTTGTATGAAATTCCTGTCGGCATATCCCCGGCCGTTAGATTCAGATATCTGCACATCGACTGAGTAACGGATACCACATCGTCCTGTCCGCCTTTTAATGGAATGATATCTTTAGACTTTCCGCGTCGTAACTGATCATACGCCTTTACTTTCACCCGCCGGTCTTCACCCATACTGACACGGAATACTTCTCCGAAAAAGATGCCATCCTTCTCACTGGTATTAGTGAGTCGGACGACATCTCCATTTTTGATCATCAGTTCTCCGTCATACAGGTATGTAAATTCCAGGACGGAAGCGCCAGAATTCAATTTGTCCTGCCAGCTAAGCTCCGAGCACATTTCTGATATTTCATAGATCACACCATTATTTTCCACGCATAGCTGCATAACGTCCTCCTCATGATGGAATCGTGAATACCTGCCCCGGATAAATCAAATTTGGATTTTTGATCTTATCCGCGTTCGCACTTACGATTTTCGAATACTGTGCCCCATTCCCATAGAACTGTTTTGCGATCTTCCAGAGGGAATCTCCTTTCTGCACAGTATATGTCTTTCCTTCCTCCACTGCCGGGTTCGTTGGCTGCGGTGTCTCTGGCTGGGCCACCGTCGCTACCGGTGTCACAACCGCGCGGTATTTCTTTGACGGTTTCCGATACTGAAGGAACGAGAGGGCAAGATATTTATCCCCCTCTTCTCCCGATTTTTCCAAAATTTCACAGGATTCCACCAGCACCATCACCGACTCATCATCCGTCATGCCATTGGAATAAATGAGCCGGACCGGCGTTTTCTCTTTTTGTGCCTTCGTGAGCATTCGAATGTACCAGTCCGGATCCGCGCGGCTGCCCGGTTCCATATAGTGCATCTCATGGTGCGGAAGTTCACATTCGAAGTTATACTCATTCAATGCCTGGTAAGTTGGAACGCTTACCTGCCCACTGCCAAGTACCTGGTATTTCTCAATATTCAGCTTCTGTTTCTTCTTGATCTCTTCCGGGTTCACCGGAACCTTATACCGTTTACTCCTGTATTTGATGTACACGCTGTAGCTCATCAGTATAATCCCTCCGGTGCTGTTTCCAGTTCATCTCTGAGGATCTGAGCGATTGCCGGTCCGATCTGCTCATAATCCGTTTCCTTGTGAATATCCCCGGTAAATGTGATGGCGATGTTCGGCGCCAGTGTATTCTGGGCGATTCTCGCAACATAGTCACGTTCTGCAAGTTCCTTCAGATAGCTAATATCCTCATCTTCCAACGACGCCTTGATGCTGCCATTCTTTTCAGTTCCCTTTACGACAGCCGGATCCCCGACGGTTCCGATCGAAGATCCGACACCGCCATTAAAGAAATCGGTTGCTTTACCGGCTGCGTTGGATCCCCAGTCATAACCTTTCTTAAAAGAATCACTGTACGAAATCCGATTCATCTGATACTTACTTGTATCGACACGATCAAAGCTAATCTGTCCTTCCGATTTAATTGCTCCTTTGAATTTATCAACAGCACTGGACCATCCACTTACAATACCAGATAAATTAGATCCAAATACTGCATCGATGGCCTTAGCCACGGATTGCATGGTTCCCACCACAAATTTGGCAAGATCAGTGATCAGGTTCACAATTGCAAGGACCGGATTATTTAAGAAATTGGCAAAAAACTCAGCAAACGAGATGCATGCATTCACCACGTTAAATACAATTCCTGTGAATAGATTCCAGGTTCCAATGAAGACATTTCCAATCACTGCCCCTGCTGTAAACACTGCTCCAACAATAATTCCCGTTGCGCTAACCGAAGCACCAGTAATTTTATTAAACGCTGCCACACCGGCGTACAGGACTGCAATCAAGCCTATGACTCCTATCATCATGAGCCCCGCCGGATTCATCGTGCACAATGCATTCCACACCGCTGTCGCCGCATTCAGCACCCACTGGGCTGCCGCAGCTCCATAGGTAAACGATGCGTACACTGCCAGCGCCGCACCTAATCCCAAGAGCAGCGGTCCGATGATCGACATGTTATTCGCCAGCCAGCTGACTACCGTCAAGAACGGAGCTGATCCTTTCTGGATCATGTTCATGGCGCTTGTCCAGACCTGTGCCCAGGTCATCGGCATAGAATTAAACTTCCGGTCAATCTCATCCATCGCCGCAAGCTGGGCATTTTTTACCATCTCTGCCGACAGCATGCCTTTCTCGGCATACTTCTTGATGGAGCCTTCCGCCCATCCCATGTATTTTTCGATATTTCTGGCAATGCTCGGCGCTGCTTCCAGGACGGAATTCAGCTCATCGCCACGGAGTGCGCCGGATCCCATCGCCTGGGTTAACTGGACCATGGCTCCTGCCGCAGCTCCGGCTTCTGTTCCACCGATTACAAACTGCTTATTGATCGACTCAACGAAGGCAATCAGCTCATCCTGGTTTTTAAAGGCGCTGCTGGCATTTAAGCCCAGGCTGGCAATTCCGTTCGCTGTGCTCTCAAAAGATGCCCTGGAACGCTGCGCGGAGGCGTAGACCTTATTCTGGAAACTCGGGTCGATAGCATTCCCGGAATCATCCGTATTCACAAGGTTCAGCCTGGTATTTGCATTTGCATATGCATCAGAAGCAGAACCAAGCATTTTTCCAACATCGACAGCAGTTTTTACAGCGAAGACACCCGCCAGAGCTTTGGCAACTCGATCAGCAGTTTTCTTTGTCCGCTCCATCTCATCGCCAAGCCCTTTCATCTTCGTCTTGGTCTTGTCGGCACCCGCGCCTGCTCCGCTTAATCCTACCCCAGCCTTTGTTCCTGATTTTCCTACCTTATCAAGTCCTGTACTGACTTTATCGGCCGCCGTACTCGCCTTTTCAATCGATGCTGCCGCCCGGTCGGAGGCCTGCATGATTTTCGAGATTCTCGATGAATATCGATCCTGCAACTCAAACACTGCTCTCAGTACTCCCATGTGATTCCTCCTTCCCTAATGCTTATTCGCAGCTCTCTTCTCCGCCTCAATTCGAAGTTCAATACTTGCTAATACAATTGCTTTCTCCCTAATCGGCATCGTTGCCAGTGTTTCAGGGAGAATATGCAGTTTCTGCAGGGCATAATGAGCCAGACAAAATTCCAGATCATTATGCCTTATGCGTTTTTTGCTTCATCCTTCAAATCGTCGAAATTCTCCAGACCAGATAGCGTCTGAACCTCATCGATCAGACGATCATATTCATTTGTGTAAAGCATCTTTTTGAGAAGAGACACCTCTCCGATTACGCCATAAGTTTTCTGAAGCTCGGCATTCTTCAGATCCGGGAACACCACTGCGGCCGTTGTTGTCTCCGCTACATACTTCACACGGTCAAATGTCTGGTTCCCTTTCTTATCCGTCTTGATGCAGCCTCTCTGGATCGCATCACAGATATCCTGTGTCAGCGGTCTGATCACAAAAGGAAGAGGATCCCCTCCTTTTGTTTTAAAACGGCTGGATACGATAATCTCTTTATCCGGAGTTATTTCCGGATGTAAAAAGCCATATAAATCCATTTCTTTCATATCTGCCATAGTCTTCTCTCCTTATCTAAAATTCTCCGGTAACTGGAACGCCTCAAGGCAGTCACAGTCATCGAATGTAAAATCAGAATCAAATGTGATCGGGTCCTCGCTATCGTCTTCCAGGTATGCGACCGGGACTGTCTTTAAGATCACATGGAACAGCGTCACTGTTTGCCGACCCACCGTGGACTGCGGATCTTCATTCAGGAACTGCAGGGTGGATGCCGGGTAAACGCCGTTCTTTTTGTATCCGAGAAACTCTTTTAATGCATCCGAATTCATGAAGTAAAATGTGCCAGATCCCTCTCCGGTTGCTCCAACAACTTTATGCTGCTTCATACGGTGCCCGAGAAGCTTTTTCTCTGCAACAGTCAGTGTGACATGCGCATCGATCTTCGAGATCTCAAACATTTCACGGTTCTGTCCGCTGCGGGTGATAAAGCCTTTTCCTTCAGATCCACCGAGGGTATCACTGAGCTGTGTATAATTTGCCATCTGTCTCCCTCCTTACGTCAGATTTACTGTGATGTAGGCAATCTCCATGCTGCCAACAAGCTGAACTGCAACGGTTACTACCACAGCGTTGATCGCCGTTCCGGCTTCTACTGTGATGTCATCTGCACTGAAATTCTGAATCGCACCACGGCGTTCCAGATCAGCGAAATACTCAACCAGGGCGCTCTTGAAAATAGATCGTCCTTCCTCGTTATTGTTGTACTTACCTTTGATGTTGGAATCCCAGACCGTTCCGATGTCCTCCCGGATTCCGCACGCAGTACGTACAGACCGGTTCTGCTTCATGATGTCACCGAGGGTCTGTGTCGTGCTTGTCAGCGAGTTTACATCTGCCACGACCGTGACATTCTGGGACTTGTCCACCGTGAGGATCAGCTTTCCTGCCTTGATCGCCGTCTCCATCTCCGTCTTTGTCATTCTTGGTGTTACATCGATCGCGCCGACAAACTTTCTTGCGGTATTGGATTCCGTGATCTTTGCCCCGGCCGTTACACCGCCGATCCATGCACCTGTTTCTGCTGCAGTCAGTGTGGATTCATCTGAAAGCGTTACTCCCTGTACGTTGTTGATCACATACTGGCTGTCTGCAACATAATTGGTTAAAACCGCCGTAATGTTCTTACCTTCCTCTTCCTGCATTGCCTTAACCCAGTTTGCGATCGTCTGCTGAGCGGTTGATGTAGATGTTGTGGACTTCAAATACGGATACACGATCACGTTTGCGTCTTCCGTCTTTAACTTTGCAAGCATCGCTTCCACATGATCATCCGTATGATTTGATGGAAGCTTATATAAAAGCACCGTCTTGGCTCCCAGAAGTGCCAGATTTGCCAGTTTCTTATCTGCAGCAGTAGCGTTCTCCGGATAATTTGCCTCCGTCGCTGTGATGCGATAGATAGCACCATCATCTCCCACGGACAGTTCCTGTGCCAGCGCCACAGTTCCCCGGTCTCCGGCCGTGATGCTCAACGGTGTATTGGTAACAAGGTTGATGTACGCTGCCGGAATGACCTTATTCTGGCTTTCCCATATTCCTGCCATCTTTTTCCTCCGTTTCTATATTTGTGTTCATTTCTTCCATCTTCGGGATCTCTTTCTTCTCGTATTCGGTGTAGGTCACATCGAACAACAGATGAAGAACATCATCCACGATAGATGCATTTTTGTTCTTAACATAAAAAGAGATGCCATCGGCGCTTACCACATCAAAACGCCGGAGCATCTTCTGTTTTACTTTTTCACATTCTTTTCTGCGGTTTTCGCTTTCATTACCAGGGAAATACTGAACATCAAAGTTCTGTTTGATCCGCTGTCTCTCTGACAGACGCCGGTTTGCCGTCGTTTCCGTAATCTCTACCAGGATACACGGAAATTCCATATTCTGTGGAATGTTATCCCGGTAAATCTTCTTAAGCTCCGGCACAGATGAGCGGCATTCCGCGGCAATCGCTTTATATAGACTCTCAACCATCGTGTTCCCTCCTGATCCGTTCGATCTCTGCTTTGAAAAGTCCCATCAGCCGCCTGTCGATATAGGAAATACCTTTCTCCAGCATATGGTTTCCCGGAACAAATCCTGTTGTCTTTCCCGATCGGCTTACAACTCTGTGCCCATAGTTTACAAACTCAGAATAGTCCGCCACATTGACCAGAACTTTCTTTACCCCAGAAGGACCTTTTACCGCAGGAGCCGACCGCCAGGATTTTCTCAAATGTCCGGTTCGTACTGGTGTATTCTTTTTGATGTCCCGTACCCCTTCGTTCACTGCCTGGTTTAAGAGCTTGATATCGATTTCCGAGAGATCACCCATCTCTGCTTCCAGATCTTTCCGAAACGCATCCAGCGCCGCCTTATTTCTTCGATAATTGGAACTGCTCACGCCTTCTCATCCCTCTCTACCCGGCACTGGTACTGGAAACTATAAGGATGTGCTTCTCCAACCCGAAGTTTTACCTTCTGTCCGTTGTACAGCGTGACCACCACTTTGTCACCTTCCCGGATATCTGTTTCCAGTCCGCAGAAGAGCTGATTAGCCGCCTGCAGGAAAGGCACCGGGCTTCCTGCGGTTCCCTGGTTTGAAATGCTGTACCGGCACTTTACGCTTGATGCCACCAGGCTCTCGCCGGACGCGTCGAAACCGGCGTCATCCTTTTTGTCCTGATACCGATACACATCCATAACCGAATCATACATCACTTCATAAGGGTTAAACATATCCTCTCAACCTCCTGTAACGCCGCAGTACCGCTTTATCAGCATCTGACAAACCGTATATGCCCTCACGGCTGTTACTGCCACCCATGGCGTAGGTAATGCTTCCATCGCCCTCTTTAATGCTGGCAATGTCCTGCTGATAACCAGTTCCTTTCACTGCTTCATAATCCATCGCATCTTTCACCTTCTTGCGAATAAAAGGTTCCAAACGTTCCGGAAGTTTCTCCTGGTCCAGATTGCAGTAATCGCAGACTTCGAGGATGACATCGGAGATGCTAAGATCCCGTGTGTCATCCTTGATTTTCAGATTACTCTTCACTTTCTCTAACATCTCCGAAAATGTCATAACGCCTCCTATCCCAGTTTGTGCTTGAATGCCACGATACGGATCTGCTTCGGCTCATAGACCGGTTTCCAGTTTTTCGGGTTTGCCACCTCAGTTCTGGACGGACCCTCGGTCTTTGCCACCTCAACATTCTGCCATGCGATCCCTCTCGGATGCAGGATCATGGTCTTACGGTTGATCAGATAATCGACACCGGAACCCTTGCGCTTTGCACGATCGGTCTCAGTCGGTACGAATCCAACAGGATGACCATTTCCAAGTGCTACAGCCCCGTTACCGAAGAGATACGTTGTGTAGGTACCGTCAGATACCGGACAGCCATCATCGACGATAACGCGTTTTCCCTGATACAGACCGAATGCAACGTCATTGGACGGCTGCACGGTCTGTATCAGATTCTGTTTTTTCAGATATGCTTCTGTTGCAGAGTGCATGCAAACACCGGTCAACTGTGCCTTCGCATCACCTAACTTCTGTTCCGCATCAATAAACGCAGCTCCGGACCAGTTCGCCTTCGTTCCGCTTAATCCGGAAATGTCCAGGATGTTGCTTTCAAGCCTGGTCTCTGCCGGCGGAGTTCCGGATCCGCCGGCCGGCACAGTTCCAAATACACCACCGAGGATGGCAATTAACTCCTTCTGCATGTCACGTTCCCAGAAGCGTGCCACAAGAGTACCAATTGCCTGCATCGGATCTGCTCCGGCCAGTGCTGCGGATAAATCTGTCGCGGACCACATCTTTGCACGACGGAGAATTGCTGCCACATCCTTGTTCGATGTGATCTTGTTATCTTCAAGATCTGTTCCCTCGATCACCTGCTCAGATTCTCCTGTCAGATCCTCGAAAAACGGCATGTTAACGGTCGGCGCCGCCTGGGATGCCAAATCGTCGAACTCCGAGTTATTTGCAATGATGCCACTCTGCACCAGTGCAGACAGCTCCATTGTCCGGTTAAGCACGTACGGGTTAAAAAGTTCCGGGACAATTACGTCCTGTAAGGTTGTTCCTGCCATTTAAAATTCCTCTCTTTCTTAAAGTTTTACTCCGGCCGCAGCTGCCAGCTGTCTGGCCTGCTCCGGATTCTGTTTGAACAGGCGTCCCTGCTCTGTCAGGTTGTATGTTTCTTTTGCAAACGGATTATTTCCTGGAGGATTTCCGCCTCCTGCCGGATTATAGCCACCAGTTCCGCCAGCATTCTTAAACAGGTGCGGAGAAGCTTCTCTCATCGGTTTGAGAACATCATCCAGACCGATGACTTTGCCATCCTGATCGAATGTGAACTTATCCAGGCCGCCCTGCTTGTAAATGATGTAATCCGCATCTACGGCGCCGGCTTCCTTCAGCTTATCCTTTAAGGCATATTCCTTTTTGGTATTCGCCGCTGCTGTTTTAAGTCCTGTCACTTCCACTTCATAGTCCTTGACCTTCTTCTGCAGATCTGCGTTGTCCGCATTATTTTTCTTAAGGTCCTTGATCGTGTCATTGGCTGTTCCCAGTTCTTTCACCTTGTCATTGTAGTCCTGCTTCGGTACTGCATGCTTCGGGAACTCCGCATTGATTTCCTTCATAGTGGCATCAACGTCCAGCTTCCCGTCGGTGATCACTGCCTTCTCTAAAATTGTCTTTAACCATTCCATCGTGCTTACCTCCATAGATTTTTATTCCCGCTCTCCGGGTATTGGGATCGTCCGGTTATACTCCCGGCAGAGTAGCGCCCAGTTTTATGCCTTATGACAGGGCATAAAAATAACACGCCTTTTAAGCGTGTCTAAACCTCGACTGTTGATTCTGTGAAACCAATGACTGTGCCCTTTCGGACTGCTCCTTTTGTCCCGTCTTCAAAGACAAACTCAATAAAGTCCTGATCCTTTACAAAATCCTCTCTCATAATGATTTCCATTGCTGCATAGCTGAGCTTTACGCCGTAGAAGGATGCTCCGGTACAAAAAATATCAATCATACCGCCCCTTCTCTTTCCCGCATAATGTGCAGCGCATCACATATCCGCCATATGAACCGGAATCCCGGCTCCAGTGCTTGCAGTAGTGATGGCTGCAACGGTGCTGTCTGATCCATCTGATCCACTTGAAAAATCCTATTGTAATCACCTCCCTATTTGTTGCGATGTCGCAACACCTGAAAATGGGTATAAAAATACCACCAGCCTATTGACCGGTGGTTGATTTCATTATCTTCCAATGCGTTGTTTTCCCTGACCTGGCGGAGTTTTGTAAACCTCTTCTATAAGACCATGTTCAATGTCTCCACCAACGTATCCTTTTCCATACAGCATATTCAAATGTTCCAACACTTCTTTGTCCCTAACAAGACTTCGGAATTTTTCTCTCTGAGGTTCATACTCTTCATATGTTTTGATTTGCAGAAGTTCTTCTTTTAGACTCATTTTATTATCCTTTCAAATACAACATTAATCCTTTCCATAAAATTTATCACTTCTCTTTTTTATGAACTCTGTCCATTCATCCCTCTGCTCCTGTGGAACACGCTGCCAATATGATTCGCGAATAAAGAAACAATCACTTGTGGACTCTGGAATAAATGTTTTTTCTATCGGTGGTTCAACACCATGACATAATTTAGGATCTTTATCTTTCAAATGGCATTGTCCACAAATTAACTGCAACTTAGGATTATCCCAGGAATACTCACTCATTTGATATCACCTCACACCATACTTTTAAATCCTTATCTTCTGGAATACGCGGATTTACTCTGTATTCTGCCTTAATTATCCTATAAGAATACCCTCTTTGCAAGAGGAATTCTTTTTCTTCCTCGTTAAAAGCTTCGTGCGCGATATACGCCCCATGTGTCCCTTTGGGCACCCTTATAAACAATTCAGCGTTGCCTTTGCCAGCACCGCTAAAACCGCCTTCTTTCATTGGCGAAGTGGCGGTAAATCCTTTATCCGAAAACTTCTGTCCTACTAAAACACTCGGATCCTTTTTCCAGTCACCAGTCATTTTTTCAAAAATCTCTCTTGTTCCGGTTCCTCGCTTCACAATGATCTCTTTTTGTGTCGTGACCTTGCCAAGCACCGCCTCAATGTCCTTTGCCGCCTTTTTGGAAATAGGATCAACATTGATTCCGTATCTTAGATAGCGATTGATATTTACATAAGATCCACCGCTCCATGTGCGCAAGGCTCCAAGCTCTGTATCTGTTGCAGCTTCCAGCAACTGATTAACAAACGGTTTCATTGTCGTTTCCGACTGCATTTTCAAAATAGATTCCCAGTTATCGGCACTCTTCGACATTTCAGATAAGAGTTCCTTTTCCGTTTTGCCCGATATCTTCTGCAATTCGCTCCATCTGGTCATATCTTCAGCAGTGCCAGTGAACATGATGTTGGTCAGATTGCCATACTTTTTCAAAAGTTCTATCTGACCATTCGCCGCCTCTTCCTGCGGTGTTACAACCGGCTGAAGACCTGCATTTAAATATTTCTTCTTCCATTCCTCATACGTCATACTCTCCGGCACTTCGATGTTGTTGCCATCTTTATCCCTGGCGGCCCGCTTCATTCCCTCCGTCGGGGTATCCGGGTAATACGGAACATCCGTGCATCGGCAGCACGGATGGAACGGCGGCATGTTCTTTCCTGCCACCGCTTCCGAAACAAAATAGATCTTCCCATCCAGCTCCCCGCAAACACCGCAGGTCTTACTGTCCAGCGTGGCCAGAATCTCATATTGCTCCACGCCGTCCTCTTTATACCCGGCGTGAGTTGCTTCACTCATCAGGAATGAGCTCTCCGTGTGCAGGAGCCGGTACGCATCCGCCTTCTTTGACTGCATCTTCTTAGCGAACTCTCCGGCCAGATTCTGCGGGGATGCTCCTTGGACCATCATAGTTGTAAGCGATTCCATGAGCTGAGACTGCAGGTGGTCTTTCTGCTTCCAGAGCCTGGATGAGAAGTTGGCACCATTGAATGGATATTTGATCAGCTGCTCAAACGTCCTCGGCTCAATCTGGGCGAACTCGGCATGAAAGCCATGGTACTGATCGATGTTATACCAGGTTCGGTAATAGGTATCGCCGTACACCTCCTGCATCGTCCATGTCCCTTCTGCCTCATACTCCACAGCATACAGTTCCCGGAGGATCGCGTCCACCTGCGCTTCCAATGCCTGATAGCGGGTCATCCTGGCCTTGATGGACATGTTGTTGACATCCTGGTTATATTTCCCGATGTTGTTCATTGCCTTCTCAACGAAGTCCTTCAATTCTCCCAGTTCCGCTTTATCGAGCCGTTTCTGGGCTTCTGAATACGTCAGCCCATTCTCCTTCGCATATCGCCAGTAAAAGCTCTCCACGGTCTTCTGAAGCTCCCGTTTCGCCTGATTAAATGCTTTCTCCAGTCGCATGAAATACTGATTTACCTGCATCTCTCCGGCCTTGTATGTTTCCTCCTGACGTTTCTCCCAGTAGGACATCACGTATCACCGCCTTCATCACCCGATGCGCCTTCTTTCGGGAACATGTCCGAGATATCTGCCGCTGAGCTTTCTTCCTGTTCCTTCAAGAGATCCATTTCCTTCTCAGGATCATCTACCCACGGGTGGTGGCTGACGATCGTCTCATCAGAGATGATTCCTTTGCTCTGAGATGCGATCTGGGATAACTCCTGATCATTCTTTACACTGGTCCTCGTCCAGGTCTGCACGATCGTGCCGTCTTTGATCTTGATCTCCTGAAGCCGGCAGATGCAGCGGATGAACCGTCCGAAGCCTAAACGGAACTCCGTTTCCTGCAAGCCGGCTTTCTGCTCCAGAAGGGAATACAGGAACTGCAGCGCAACTCCGGAACTGTTTCCGAAGTTCTGCGGATCCGGATCAATACCCATGCCCTGTTCGAAAATACATTTTCTTGTAATCTCCAGAAGCTTTTCTCTGGCTTCTACCGGCAGCTCAATTGTTAATGTTGAAACGCCGGAATGATCCCCATCTCCGTCGCTCTCTATCTGGATTGCTTTGTAATCCTTGAGATCCCGAAGAAACTGCCCCAGATCCTCGCCTCCATAATTGGTCAGAACAAAAATCACTTCCTGAATGTCTTCCAGATCATTTACGAAACCGCTGAACACCTTACAGTAAGTATCGATCAACGGCTTGATGTTCTTCAGATCGTCTGTGTCGATGTTATTGTTAAAGAACGGGAAGAATGGTACCTCCCCAACTCCGTGCTGATAGCAATCCGAATATTCGCACAGCTCCGGATCAACCAGAAACATCTGATACGGAATCAGCTGATCCAGTTCATCTCCCGCTTTTAGCCGGTATGCCGTGCATTCTTTATCGTTCCAGTACTCGTAAACGGTATACCTGTCACCGGTTTCCTCATCGATGCTCTGATAGCTCCGGAACACGCCAGAAAGCTCCTTTTCCAAATCACTCGTCCATACCGGAATGATCTGTTCTGCCGGAACTACCGCATACTTCCATGCACCTTTCCCATCCTTCCAGACATGCAGCCATGCGACCGTACAGTTCGATGCCTCAATGCACAGGTCTTTGCACACTTTCGGATATTTATCCCCAAGAAACTGTGTTAACTTTTTGTTCGCATTCTTGTTTCCAAGATCAAAAATCGGAGGTGCCGCAAACATATACGATGCCTTCTGGTTAACCAGCAAACCGTGGAAGTTGAATGGAATCCGGTTGTCTGCATTCCGTAGCGGCTTCTCGCTCTTCTCCTGCTTCTCCTTCAGCGGTGGGAACATAATATCCGTCTCATTCCGATAGTAAGCCTTCGCCTTTTCAGCTTGCCTCACAAAATCCGTATGCCCACTCTGATATTTTCGGATCAGCTTCTTAATTACTTCAATGTCCATGTTTCCTCACCTCACTTTAAAATCTTCATGCCACCAACTCCGCGAATGATCGTGTAGCAAAAATAGCGGAGAGCATCGAGCGCGTGATCATGCTCCTTCACCGGCTTATCCTCCCCGCGGTCTCCGGCTTTTGCATCCCAGATGTAAGAAGCAAATTCCTTCAGCAGGTTCTCGCAGGATGCATCAATAAAAATAGAACCCGAAAGCAGCAAGGTTGCCACAAAACGGATCCCATCCAAAACATCATTTTTCGCTTTCTTTACTTTGTAACCATCTTTTTCTAACTCTGCCTTGAAAGATGCTGCTGCCGGGTCCAGGATCACCGTCCGGATCTTTTCTCCGGATAGCCACGCCGTCAGATCTTCAGCAAATTCTTTGTCTGTCTTCTGCTGCCCTTTATCGCGTCCGGAATAATAATACTCCCTGCGGCAGTACCACTTGTTATCAGCTCCCTTGCTCCACAGCAGGAACGCCGTCGGGTTCTGGGTACCATAGTCACAGCTGACATACTTGTCGCCGATCCAGAACTCCCGACCGGTTCTCTGCCGATATTCCGCCGCAATGGCTTCTGCGTCCACCACATTCCTGTCCCGGTCGAACATGTCGTAGATGATACCCTCAGCCATCGCCCAGAGTCCTTCGATGTAACGCTTAAAGAACACGCCGCTGTACATGCTGCGATATCGGGCTTTGATCGCTTCTGACAGGCTCAGGTTATCGTCCATCGTGAAATGCACATACAGGAGTTTCTTGAGGTTCAGCTCCGTGCCTTTCGCGGCGGCTTCTTCCTGCAGCCTGGCTGCCTTCTTCTTTCCGAGGTATCCGATCGCCTTGTCGATCCAATTGACCTTGAACCAATGATATGGTCCATCCGGGTTGCAGTTAAACCAGTACTTGGATCCTGTCACCGAGCAACGTCCTGTCGCCTGGTTAACGAAGCTCTCCGGCATCAGCGCAACCTCATCGCAGAATACCCCAGCCAGAGTGATACCCTGGATCAGGTCCTGGCTGCGTTCGTCCTTACCACCGAAGATGTAAAAGTAGTTCGTGACATTCTTTCGGGTGATTTCAACCAGATTATCGGCCCGATGATCCGCAACCTTGTACCCTCGGCTCTTGAGCATTAGCTTCAGCCAGAATAGAACGTTTCTTCGAAAGGAACCGATCGTCTTGCCGCACATTGCGAAGTTCTGACCGCTGAAGTTCTCCATCGCCCAAAACACAAAGGACAGCGACATACAGACCGTTTTTCCCGAGCGGATCGCACCGTCCGCAATAATGCCATCATAATCTTTCACAGGGCTCCCCGGCATCCACCAGGTAAGAACCTGCTTCTGTCTTCTGGAAAACGGCTGGAACTTGAATATCTGAACCTTCGTCAGGATCCCTCTCTGTGACTTCATCTTCTGAAGCTTATCGCGCATATCGGCGATACGATCCTTAATCTCCATCGACATCACCCCAAAGCGTATCAGACTCTGCATTCAGTGCATCCAGGAATCCGTCATCTTCAAGCTCCTGCTCCTGACCGCCAAGTTTCAGTGCCGCCAGGTCAAGCTTCATCATCTCGATCTCCAGGCGTGCATCATCCACACTATACCGGTGCAGCGCATCGATTGCAGCCTGTTTTCTTGCCTGAACTCTGGTTAAGGCTTCCTCAATGTGCTGGATCTGCCCCAGCTTCCCCTGATATTCACGAAGATCTGTATCTTTGTCCTTTTCGATTCCCATTTTATGACTCACAACAGTCATCCCTGTCTCGTCTCCGGAGATCTCCTCGGAATCATCCGGAGACTGTCTCAGAAGGTCGATCCGCTTCAGCATCCGGCGTTCCCGAACCGTAAGAAGCTGGATCTCCTGCATGAGCAGCGTCTCTTTATCTTCCGGAACTGCCTGTGCCAGCCGCCGCTCCTCCGGTTCCAGACAATCAAAAAGGAGAGTCTCAAACTCTCCCGTAGTAACTGCTTTCTTATTCCCAGGCGGACCACCAGAGCTGTTCTTGTTCCCCGGCTGCGCGCCGCGCTTTCGCTTTTCCGAACGTTCGCTATTTTTATCCGAGCGTTCGTTTTCCCACTTATGTGTGGACTTCCATCGGCGGACCGTTCCCTCCGGCAGATTTAGTTGACTTGCAATCTCAACTAATTTCATACCTTCCAGGTACATGGCCTTCGCCTTTTCAATTCTCGGATCCGGCGCTCTGGCCATGCTCATCACCTCCGATTCGTCGGTTTTGGGTAAAAGAAAAGAGCCACGCGGTGGTGGCTCAGCTTCTACTATGCTATTTTGTTGGAAATTTTACGTCGAATCTAACAACACTGACAAGTTCACCAGTTTTTCTATATTCTGCCGATTTTTTTCTCAGCTCATCATAACCTAAATTTGGGTCCAAACATTCCTTTACTTTATAGGCTTCAATTCGATATTCTACGGAATGAAGAAAAGGAATTTTGTTTATTCTCATATCTGCAAAAGTGCTTCCCTCTTTCTTGTCTCCTATCTCATTCGCCTGATTTTGGTTGCTTTTTATGAAATCAATAGCTCCGAGATAAATTCCCATCTTTTTTCCTTCAGACTCTGGTTCCATTAAAAAATAATGTAACGTAAATGTTGAATCATTTTCTTGATCTCCAATTCCGTTCAAGAAAGTTAACAATGTAAATGTTGCTGTGTGATCCGCATCTGTAGTAATTTCATTAAACATTTTATATATGGTTTTATTCTCTTTATCAAAATCTTCACATAAAACCAAATTGACATTCAATCTATGTTGCATTAAAATTCACTCCAATCGCCTTTTTTCAATCTATTTGGGGCCGAAATCCGTGGATGATCTACTGTTTTATATTCCGTTACATCTTTATGTATACTATCAAACCCATCCTGCATTCTTTTTTCCAAGCGGTTTATTGTTCCCTTAATATCCTCGTTCACACTATTCATGATTTCCATAGATTGTTTCTGTGATTGGACAGATTGATCTACATTGTAGAAGCTTAAAAACAAAGAAATAATTCCAATGAATAACGCAACAAGTCCAAGCACTAAGCTAACCCATTCATTCATCTTTGCTAAAGTAATCTCTTCCTTTAGAACAAAACTTGCAATGAATAAGCCTATAATACTAGTTGCCAAAACATATATTACAAATGATCCCCAGATGTGTCGAAAGAAATTTATTGTTTCTTCAATGTTCCATCGTCTTTTTTGTCCATTGCGTAACCATAAAATTATTAACAACTCAACAATGCAAATTATTATCAGCACTGCAATCATATAACACGCTCCCCCTTTTTTTTCATATGGCACCATACTAACATATATTTTTACAAAAGAAAAGCACCCGTCTTTCGACAGGCGCCTCATCTAGGAGGATACTATGAAATTATGGTCAATAGCGAGAACAGGATTTGAACCAGTGACCTTCGGGGTATGAACCCGACGAGCTTCCAGGCTGCTCTACTCCGCGAACCAGGACGGAAGGACTTGCACCCCCGACACGCTGATTAAGTATCAGCTGCTCTGCTTACTGAGCTACGCCCTGATAATTGGCGACCGCTCTGCCTAACGGCCGCCCACGTATACCTTCACTTGAGTAGGATGTAGGAAGCCGCCGGCTGTATGCCCTTGGCTTCAAGCACGATACCATAATATCACGAAAGTACCCCCTCGTAGTTACCCACTTTTTACATCTCTTTCTTTTTCCTTGCCCGCTCATCGCGAATTCCATGGGTGCGTCCTAAGTTATAAAACAATGATGCTGCAAATGCTCCGCTTGCATCGGCTCCTTTTAATCGCCAATATTCTACCATTGCCTCATATAAGTCTCCCATCTCTGAACCTTTTAAGAATGAGACTGGCTGATAATTAGAGATTCTTAATTCCTCCTGAATGTTCATCATGCCACCTCCCCGTAAACAACCTTGCATTTATTGCTGTTGCCATTGGAAAGCTCCAGCTTAATTACGGTCGGGTAATCATTCTCGATCAGCCATTCTCTGACCTTTTCCAGGACACTGCCTTTATACTGGACCGTAACGCCATCGTGCCCATTTCGGCTGTATGCAGTTCTCACAATCTCGTCTGTGAAGAGATCCAGTTTCTGGATGATTGCGCTGACAGCCTTATCATGCGGTCTGCCATTCTCCGAATATATTCCCAGATTCTTTGCGATACTGGTGCAGTCCCAAAGCTCCGGAACATCAGAAATCAATTTGGTCTTTACCGGATAGCCGGAGTCGGAATAGATCCGCACCACTTCGGCAGCTATGTACTTGGAATCCACACCAGCGTCATGCAAGGCTTCCTTGATGTTCTTTACCATCATGTTTACGGAAGGCAGTTTCTCTTTCTTCGGCTTGTCCTGTTTTGGCATCTCATAAGAACCAGTCTTACGAAGAGTCGGGAGAACCTCATCTGCGATCCAGTCTGTGAAAGCTTCTGCATTTGGCTTGTGGCTCTTGAATACTAGCTTATACACGCCGCTTTCGGTGAGGAAATTCTCGCCTGTGTTATGTAATTTTCTAAAATCGGTTTTACCGACTTTAGAATTTGTCAGCTTTACAACCTGTTTTGCATTCATTCTTGAGATATTATCATTCACATTCTTAATACCCAAGATTTCAGCCACATGCTTCGGGTTAAATAATACCTGTCCATTCAGTTCAAATACTTCTACATCGTGTCCTTCAAAGACCATTAAATTCTGCATTGCAAATTCCTCCTTGCAATTTCTGGCGGAATCCCTTACAATACAAGGTGATTCCTGGTTTTACAGGTTTCAGGTTTTGGAGCAATCACGTAGGTCGCCAAACTCAGCGTGATTGCTCTTTTTTGTTGCCTAAATCTTTTTCCATAAGATCTATCACATACTGCATTAAAGATTTATCTAACATTAAAGCCTTGATTCTCGCTGCTTTATGTGTTTCATCTTTAACTTTTAATATAATTTGCTTCATCGTTATCCCTCCTCCCATGTTTTATGTTATCATACTATTAGTATTATGTCAATACTATTAGCATAGTTTTATTTTCTCATTGTATATATATTATCAATATGGTATAATATATATACATAAAGGAGGTGCTCTGATGGATGCCAAATTTTCTGAACAATTATCTGCTCATCTTAAAGAACTTCGTTCTGACCTACAACTGACTCAAAAAGAATTCGCAGAACGTATAAATGCTTCACCAGTCAGTATATCGTCTTACGAAATTGGTGCTAAAACACCGTCTCTTGAAATGTTGATAAAAATTGCAACAACATTTAACGTCTCATTAAGTTGGCTATGTGGACTATCGCCGCGAAAAAGCATGAACAAAGTATTTAACACCTACACAGATATTATTGATATGTTTTTTGATATCATGAATATCGCTGAATTAGATGTCTATCCAACCAAAGCTACCGCTGTCGACTCACACGGAAACAAACGTACCATGTGGGGAATTTCTTTTACCGATGATAATCTGAATATTTTCTTGCAAGATTGGGCCAAAATGCGTAATTTATATATATCCAAAACCATCGATGAAGAAGTTTACGCTTTATGGCGAGAAAAAACTATCGCTAAATATAATATTCCTATTATCTCAGAACATGATGATTAAAGCCGCCTACCAACAAATAGGCGGCTTTTTCTTGTTTTAAATTCAGGTGTCAATAGTATTGACATCCCAAAACACAGTCTCTTTCCTGCACCTTACCACAACCATCTCGACTTGTAAATTCCCCCTCAAGCCCTTGCAGCTTCTCCTTTCTGTACCAAATAATAATTTGGATATGGTTTACATAACGCAAAATTTAAACTAGTTGAAAATTTCAATTTTGAAAGCGACTCAAATTATTATTTGGTTCACAAAAAAGTCTAATTATAAAATTTTTATAAACTATCTTTTCTGTGCCAGCAGATAAAAGAAATACCGTCGATACTCATAAAATTGCCGCCGCCCTACCGGAACAGTCATCCACTCATATGGTGTTCCTTCAGTCACGTTCTTTAAAATCCACTTGTGGATCGAGGGAGCTGCTTTCTTAGCTGTCTCCTCTATCAACCTTAAATCCTCTTGAAGCATTACATTGCGAATTGCTTCCTGTGCCGTCGTATCCCCAGATAAATTTCCCTTCGGCATTCCGTCATTCACAGTTGCTCTCAGTCCATAAGCGCTCTCAAGCTTCTGCTTTTTCTCAGCATACTGGATGCAGAAATATTTTAGTTCGTTGTATTTTGCTCGCGATATGTTATAATCGCTTAATTTCATGTTTCTAAGACTGTCCTGCCTACTTTGCATTCGTGATATCACCTCCTCGTTGGCTCAGATCCGGACAAAGGTTCGTTCCCGCATATACCGGGCGCAGACCTCCGTCCGGCTAAGTTCTGTGCTACGCTTCCTTGCTGGCACGATTTCTCCACCTCTCTATCTTTTCCTCGTATGTGCCTTTGCCATGCTTCAGGCCGCCCAGGACCATCTTCCGGATACAATCCCAACGCATACAAAGTTCAGGTGTCCAAATGCCTTCATCACCTTCTTCATACAAGTCCACTTTCCATATGCTGTCACGGATCGTCCCTCTCTGCCAGTATTTATTGACCTGTTGAGACGGGATTCCTGTAATGCGGTATACCTCACCGGCTGTTAGATCCGCGCATATGATCTCTCCAGTTTGAATATCTCTCAAGGTGTACCTGTGTTTTCCACTCTTCTCCATATCAGCTTCCCGCCTTCATCAACAGCTCATAGGCCCGGAGCATCATTCTGTGTTTTGTATAATACTGCGGCTGAGACTTGATCCAATATTCTTTCATGATATACAGTTTCTGCTGTACTTCCCTGATCATGCCGTCTAATATCTCCTGATCATACTCAATCAGTTGTTTCTCAGGTTCTTCCTTCGCATTATGTATTTTCTCGATCTCGACATTGGTGCATTCCTCCTGCTGCTTTTCGGCAGCGGCTTCACCACCATTTGGCAGCGCCGTCGGTTCTTTCTGTTGCGACGTCGCAACACTTTCCTCTGGCTGCTTTTTGACAGCGTTTCCCCCAGTTTCCTGCTGCTCATCGGCAGCAACCGACTGTTGCGACATCGCAACACGCTTCCCGGAATTTTCGCACGCATATTCGCATGGCGTTTCGCAATCCTTGCAGCACGGTATAGGACTCCCATCTCCTGCCGCGTGATCCGCTAAATTTAAATCAATAAACTGGCATCTCTCTCCGATCTTCTTTTCAAGGATCTCACGCTTACCGGTATCGACCATCTGGCACGGGAATGGAAATCCACATGTAGCATCAACGCAATGGCA